CATCTGTAAAGATTGTTCTATGATATCATAAAATAAATCTCGTGACATTTTAACACCTTGGCCTATAGTAGAAGTATTAGGGAATCTATTTTTATGAATATCAAGGTCTTTATTAGGAAACGTTTCTCGTAAACAAGTAGGACATTTTCTATTACAAGATGCTATTGTTTCTAATTCTAAATACTTAAAAACACTCTGATGTGGTATAGGTAAAAATCTTTTCATTTAACCATATAATCTATGCTTTATAAAATCTGAAAATGTTGTTTGATTTGTAGAATGAATCACATCCCACACTTTATTAAATCCTAATTCATTAGGGTCTTTATCTTTTAATTGTACAAAATAAACATTAATCCCGTCTTTCATTAATTTATCTATTAGTTTAATACTATCTTTCCTCGCATCTTCATCTAATACAATGTATATCTCTTTTACCCTCTGTTCATAAATCTTTTTTAATAATGTCTTCGGTATAGTTTTTCCGAATAAAGGTATAGCATTTCTTTTAATACTCATCGCATCAAACGGGCCTTCACACAAAACTATAGGCTCATTCCAATTGATAAAAAATTCAAATCCGATTACGTCTTTACTAACAGGCGGATTTTTATATTTGTAATTATTTCCTGTAAAAGAACGTGCTGTAAAATAATTTAGTATACCATCTTTATCATAACTCGGTATTATTATTCGTTCTGCATACGTTCCTTCTGAACAATAACCTAATCCATATCTTGCAATCTCCATATAATCTATTTTACGTTCTTTTAAAAAACCACACGCTTGTTTATAATATACGGAATTCCCAGGGTCAAATATAAAACTTTTAAACTCTTTAGGCAAGTATAAAGTTTGATTTTCTTCAATGTTTTTTCTTTTATAATCAGGTCTGTATCCACGTACTTCATCTATTAACGCTTTTGGTGCTCGAATGAGTTTTAATAGTGTGTATAGTGAACGTCCTTTTTTATCACAAACCCAGCAATGCCATTTCTGTGACAACAAACTAATTTGTAGTTTGGGTTTATGGTGGTGGCAAAACGGACAATGAAATATTACTTCTTGACCTTGTTTTGCTTTTTTATAATTCGTACTTAACGCTTTAGTCAGTACACTTATAACATCTATCATATTATAGTAAGTCTAAAAAATCTTCAAGTGATAATGTAACGTATGTTTTTGAACGATTACGTTTGAATATTAATAAAGGTTTATAGTTGTTTGAATTATCCTCAGCTTGTTCTAAAGATGACCATATATTTAATTTTTCTTGATTCTTACATTCTACAGAAAACGGAAATTTTTGTCGAGCAGAGTGTGCTAATCTTATATCTTCGCCTGATTCACCCATAACTGCTGTCTTTATATCATCAGGATGGAAATCAAATTTTTCGATTAAAAGTTCTCTAACTTTATTTTGTAAACGTCGGCCTTTAGCCTTTCGTGCGGATGTTGAAATCATATAATCTTTTAAACTATTATAGTTTTCTTTAAGTTATTAGTTATTAAGTTATATTAGTTATTTGTTAAGTGTAATTTGTTACTATATGTCCATAAAGGTATTAAAAGGATTAAATGAAACCTTTTAAAAGACAATGTATATAACGTTATTACAATAATAAGTAGTGGTCTAATTATCTAAAATTCAATTTATTTTTTATTCGTTTAAATTCTTTTTGAGCCCATTTCTCAGCAAGTTCTTCCCATTTATTATCATCGTGTGGGTCAAGTCCTTTATATACGGCCATTGTTCCTGCTTGAGTATATTTCTTCATAAACTTTTTAACACCCAACCTATTAGCATCTAATGCGTGTTTAATTTCGTGTAAAATAGTAATGATAAATTCTTTCATTGTAGGATATGATTTTCTCAATTTAATAGTATCTGTTTCAGGTACATAATCTGCTAAGTCACTTCCTGAAGTAAATTTTACTTTAGATTTAAGTCCGTACGCTTTAACTAATTCAGATGCCACTTGTAAATAATCTACTCTTTCATTTAATTTATTTTCTACAGCATACTTTTTAGTTGATGATTTAAAATTCTTCTTTCTCATAACCGTTTTTGATATCATATCTATTTCTTTATTTTTATTATCATAACGTAATACTACAGGGACATTAATGTCTGTTTGCATATCTTTAAAAAGTAGATTTACACCATCAGGTAACGATGCTATATGTTTACCATACTTTTTATAAACAAGTCTGAATATCTTTATTACTTCAGCAGTACTGATTGGTTTACCATTTCTTGCATCATTTACTCTGTCAAGAAAATGTCGTGTAAACTCTACATCGATACCAACTTTAGCCCAAACTCTATCAAGATATTTTTCAACTTGATTTAATTGACCTGAAGAAATATACTCTACTAATAGATTTTTTAATTTAATCATTCCTGAACCATTTTAAGATTTTCTTTAAAAGATTTATCTTCAATTCTAATAATAATAAAAACAATTTTTTCATCACCACTTCCAGCCCAACATTGTTTTGGTTCTAAGATAATGTTCTGCCGCTTCTTTCATCCCATAAGTTCTATCTATCTTTGGATTCCAAGTATCTTTAAAGAACTTCATCGGCATTCCTTTGAAACCATATTTACTTGAACCTGCTACCATTGTTTGCCAATCTTCTACTATACCTTTTTTATTAATAATCCAAACGTGTTTATATCTTTTACCTTTTGAAATCCAATCATTCTGAACTGAACCAAATACAACTTTTGCCTTTTTATCTCGTTGGTTAGTCATATAATATTTCCAAGCCCAACTAACACATTCGCCACAGGCGATTACTTCTCGCAATATCTGTGTTAATTTAATCATAATATACCATAAAGTCAAGCACTAAATTAATTCATTTATAATATCTTCAATCTTCTTATTGAGAATCTTTATTTCTTTAAGACCTTTCTTTATCATTCCAGGTTTATTTTTATTTATACCTGAAAAGACTTTACCCATATTCACTTTCCAACTATCACCATAAATTCTTAACATAAGAAATGCTCTTTTTTCAGGAGCCATTTCTTTTAATTGTTCCCTCGCAAACTTAAGGTCAGATTTTTTCATCATTCTAAAAGTAGTAGCTTTTCTACCATTGATAACAGGCATCCCGTGTTTATCTTTACCTATGGAATTTACTTTAGTTTTCTTATTCTTAAATCTTCCTGTAAGAATAGTATCACCGACTTCAACATCGATTACAATTTTTTCGTTTAGTATGTCTTTTAACTTCATAACTATAATTATGAGTTAACGTCAAAACGGATAACAAATCCGAGTGCTAAATCATCTTCATTTTTAATTGGCTTAGCTAATTTAGCAAAGGCCAACAGCTGATTTTGGTCGTTATAGAGTCCAATTTGTGTCACATACGGTGCGAACGTTGAGTGGGTGACAAATGTGGCGATAGCATCTGTTGCACCATAAGCCCTTTCACCATAAGAACTCGCACTACGAGAATTTAAATTATGTGTAGGAGCGTTGCCTGGAGGAAAGAATTTATATGCAGAGCCACTTTCAGGAACTTTTATAGAACCACTTCGTTCAAATGTTGTTGTTATATTAGTAGACTTATTAAATTTAAATTCAGGTACATCAAGAAAATATTCATACTCAACATTTTTTACAGAAGATTGAAAATCTACTTCCCAACCATTACTGCCTGAATTAGAACCAACATCTTTATACAGACTACCTGTATCTGTTATAGTAATAATTCCTTCAGTATAAAATATATTACCTACAACTCCTCCTAATTTTTGTGGACCTCCGGAGCCTGTATCTGCAAGTTTTGTAGCATCATATGAAGAAGATTGATAATTAGCAAAAGATGCAGAATATGTATTATCATATAAATTACCGAAACCATCATCTTTTAAAGTTACCGTTCCGACAGACGGACTATTATCAGTTAATTGTACACTTCCGGGTTTTATTTTTTCTCCGTAATACGAAGAAGGTATAGATATAATATTGAGTTGCCCGTGTAAATCTAATTTAGTATAAACATTACTGCCTCCAAAATTATTAAAAGGGCCTATTGTTCTGTCAGTAAAAGAATTATAATATCTATTACGAGCCCAATAATACGAAGGAAGTGAATGATATACTACTTTGTGTTTATCTTGAAGTTGGATATCACTCGCAGTCGGTTCAAATATACGTGCATCACTCGAACTTATATAATTAAAAATAGATGATGATACAGCCTTATAACCATACACACCCGAACCTGAATCTGCGTGTGTAAACGAAAAAGCCTTGTTACTCGTAAAAGGAGTTAACCTAACATCTTTTGGGTCAATTCTTCTGAACACCCTGAACCCTCCTTATTAGAAATCAAGTTTTACTTTAACAATAGCTTCCCTTGCAAATGATTTTAATAGAGGTTTACTTAATTTAGCAATTGCCAACAACTCATTAGCGTCATTATACAATCCGACTTGTGTTATGTAAGACTTTGGATTCTTAAAAAAAGTTGGTTGTGTAAATGAACCATCAGAAGCAGTAAAATAAGTTGGGTTACTTGAAAAGTTAAATTTCTTGTTACCGACTCTACAAAAATAATGTGTAGAACTTATTACTTCTTCTCTACGAGCTATAAAATAATTTGATGAACTTATCGCGTGATAAAACTTAACGGTATTTCCTGAATTAGCGTTACTACCTGTCGATATAGCCATATGAGGTGTTGCACCACCTGCAAGATATTGCGGATTAAATACTAATACGCCTAAGTCAGGATAAAATAATCCCGCACTACCACTTACGGTGTCATTCGCCGCAGTTTTGTATGTCGCCGCAGTACCACCTGCTATTGAACCACTAACAATGTTAAATACTCTACCGCCTTGATTAACGGTCGGGTCAGTAGTTGCACCACTATCATCAATAAACTTCATTGTGTTATATCGATTACTACCACTTATGTGTAGTTCCCAATTACCTGGGTCCATCTTTTCACGAAGTCTCGCTCTTTGTAAAGTTATAAAGTAAGCGTGATTTAGAGTTTTTCCACTCGCCATCACGAATTTATCTTCGCCCGGGCCTAACAATATATTAGACATCTGACCATATATTGCGGCAGATGCTCTTGTACCGACTACACCTTTACCGCCTACTGAACCACTACCGTTGTAGTGTCCATATGCTACACTAAATTGAACTTCAGCTGAAGTATCTGTATCAGGATTAGTTGAGTATACATCTAAATAATGTGCACCTGTTGAACCTGATTGTGTAGAAGAAGTGTAATATGTTGATAAGGTTCCTGTACCTCCGGTCCACATACCTGAAGATATTACATCTCTGATACCTGATAATACATCAGGATTGTCAGGATTATCTGCCTCAGTTTGGAATCTTTCGTAAATCGCCATTAGTTACCTCCTTATAAGCCTGGGTTACCGGCACTCGCTACACTACCAAACGTCCTATTACGTCTTGTAGTTATATTGATAGTCGTAGTTGCTGCGGTTTCATTACCCACAATAGTTAATTGTGTGGTTTGTGTTCTTGTTAATCTCTTAGGTCGTATTTCGACACTCTTACCAACTACAGATATGCTGTTTGGTAAATCGTCTTCATCTAAAAAGAATGGGACCGTTGTTCCTGTAGCAGAAGTTTGTGCTCCTGCTCTCACTCGAAGTCTCGCTAAAGATTGATTATGAAGAATAAAAGTATATCCTAAAGTGTCATCTGAGCCATTCTGTGTGCTCGGATTAATTACACTAACGGAATTCAATCTTCGTAAAGTAACAGCATCTTGTGCTACTTCAAGTATTGGCATTGCTTGAGTCGATTTAGGTAGAGTTACTAATTTATATCGCATAACGTGATTTTCATCAGGAAACGCTTCAAGTAACGGCATACTTTCAATTACCGTACCATAGTAATCACTACCATTTGGATGTGTAACATCCCATAAACGATAATCAACTTCGTCATCTGCTAAAGCAAATTTGGTTATGTTGAACTGATTCTCACCCTTAGCAAGAAGTTCTCTACCCTTTTTAGTGAGTACAGCATCAACGGTTACATTTGTGTTATTTAAAAATCCCATCTTAAACTCCTAAGATAATATGAAATTATAGACTATTCTTCTATATTAAATATTGGTTAATTAAGTTTTTCTTCACTATTCGATGTCAAGTTTCGAATCTCCTGGTTCTTTTGTTATAATTCTTGTCGGTGATGTTAGTTTTACCACTACAGGCTCAAGCCCGTCAATAGTAGTAAGTTTAGTATTTTTTACTCCTTCAAAGAATAATCTTCTCATTGCAGTAGAAGAATCCGCAGGAACATTGACTTCTGCAGGTTCATATGAAAAACTATAAGGCATATGATATGATGCACTCACAAATCCTTCATTTCCACTACCACTATAAAAAAGATTTATTTTACCTTTTCGAGGATTCTTTCGAGAACTTGAATAATATGCTTGTATTGGCTGTTGGTCTTTAAAAGGGTCACCGAAAGTTACAGACGCACTTAAATAGTTTCCTGCTTTGCCTTGCATTTCGTGTATCGAATGTCCGAAGTTTTCTAATCTACTCTGTGATATTACTCCTTGATAGTATTTACTTTCACCTGTTATTCTAACTGCACTCTCACTCGGATTATGATTATTATAATAAGTCAACGCTTTATTAATATTATCAAAATGTGTATCAGAAGATGGTGAATATGGTTGACCCCAAGCTCCTTCGTATGAAGCTGATGTAACATATGAACCTGTCATATAAATTGTATCACTATAAAATCTTTCAGTAAAAGTTGGTGGTTTACCCATTATTTCTTTACCACGTTCAAGCATATTAGGTTCTATTAATATACCGAGTCTTGCATTAGCACGAGCAGGTATTAACTTTTTAAGTTGTGGAAAAATACTTTGGTCATAAGTTTTTAATAATTTTAGATACTGCCAAAAGTTAAATGGTGCATTATATTTCTGCCAATATTTATCTTGCGCTAATGATAATCCACGATAAGTTTCTTCTTTTAAGTCACGTGGGTCGCCAAGATAATTATTAAAGTTAATATTAGCTAACGATTCAATTATATCTTGATTTATAGCATCTGAAGGTGAAAAGTATATTCCAACTTTATTATCATCATTAGGAGCGAAGTCATATCTACCTCTACCAATCGGAACTTCAGATTGTAATTCACGATATTGTCCGTCACTACCACTTATAAATTTAAATTCAGGTCTAATTAAATCATTTTCAATTCTCATTTTATTCATCGATATTTTAGATGGCCCTAAATTAGGTACTAAACTTTTTGTTCTGTCTACTACAGAATGAAAAGTATTACCATTACTCGAACCCCATCCTACCGCGACACCATTTTGTGTTTCTGTTGTTTTAGCAGAAACATCTGCGATTGAAGTATCTGCATTTAAGTCTTTATCATCATCAAAAGAATATCTTGAAACAATACTTTCATATGAAGAAGAAATTGTATTACCATCATATGCTTTCGGATTATTAGCGTGATTATCAAACGAACCTGTATTTAGTACTTCATTCCATATTCGAACTTCCATAAGAGAACCTGAATAACGTTGTACTGCATTACCATCCCAATCTAACGAACCTGTTTGTGCGCCTGACCACGTACTTGAACCACCGAGTGTAAAAGTTCCTGATGTTTCCCACGCTTGATTATAAGATTGTGATGCAGCGTTAGCACCATTAATGTTTAATGTAGTAGATGATACATATTGAAATCTGTCGATACCAGCATCATATTTCTTGACTACTAAATTATAATCTACATTGTCATCTATAGATGCGCTATGTGTTGTTCTGCGAATCATAGCACTATAAAATTCATTATCATATATAGGCATTTCAGATGAAGAAACTGCTTTATATCTATTAGCTCCTGAACCTGATAAGAAAAATACTAAAGAACCTATGTTATCTATATTACCATTATCCTTCATTACGATACCCATATTTTTATCTTTAGAGTGCCATATGAATTGGTCTTGACTATAAGGTGCTTTAAATCTCCATTCTATAGTATCAGGATAACCAGGTGTATCACCTGCAACAGAAGCAGATGCTATTTGCCAATTAAATGTTACTTTTTGAGAACCTTGAAATCCGAGTGCTTTAGTATATTTTCTATCTATAGCATAATTGATTGAACTTGGACTATCAGGCCCGCCGTATTCACGAACTCTTAAAACAGAACTTGGTATTCCGTAACAATTAATTAAACCCTTTAATGCTCTTACGGTACCTTTTGTTTTTAAGAAGTATGGCATATTAGATACAATACGTGACCATATCTCTCGTGATATATCTTGTTCAGTTCTTTCTATCTCTTGAAAAGTTCCTGCAGAACCACTCGCACGTTGACCTAAAAGATAATTAGGTAAATCAACTAAGTCTTTACCATCGTGCATTGACCACCCGAGACTCTTAGCTAAAGAATAATATAATTGTTTAGAAAGTCCTTCATTCGCACTCGGTCTTCTATCATTTACTTGGCTCATATGTTTTGTAAACAACCAAATCTTATCAAAGAAATGACCGGTCATTTTTAAAAAATCTAAATATGCTTGGTTATCATTAACCTGAACAAACTCCGGTGTATTATTTAATAAGTAATTTCCGTTTCTTGTATCATATAAAGAAGAACTTGTTATTTGTCTGTCAAACCAATTTACTGCGTCAGATTGTGAAACAGAATATAAAACATACGGATTATTCATAGTACCTGTTCCACTTCTCTTTGGCCAAGCATTATCATATACTTGCCCCGTAGAAGATGTAGCGTATGAACTTGATTGATAGTACATATAACTTTCAAATCCATCAAAACTATTTTTAACATCTCGTATTCTACTATGCCAAGTATCAACTTCTTTTTTATCCGTATCATAAGATGCTTGAGTTAATGCGGCTGAACTCGCTGACTCTACAGCATAAGATTCTATTAATTGTAATTTATATTTAAAATTACGAACTCTTTTTTCTGCTGAAGAAAAATGTACAAATTCTTTAAATCCTTTTTCGTATTCTACATTCAATTCTGTGTCATCCATAGAACCTGATAGAACTTTATCTTGTAACGCTTCTTTAATAAAAGAGTTAGAAGATAATATATCATCTTCTTTTTTAAAGTCAGTTGCTCTTGGTTTAATAGGACCATCACTATCTTCAAGTTTAGGACTTAATAAAACGGTTCCGTTTATCGGTTGTGGTACATAATCAATTAAATCTACTGAATCCTGGTATGGCTCTAACATTTCTTTTACAATTTTTACACCATCAAATGGTGACACATCACTATCTAATGGTGTATATAATTTATAAACTACACCATGTGGATAATCAGGTTCTTCTATAGTATCTATTTTAAAATTTGTTGTAAGATATTTCTGCCCTCTTACTTCTAAATAAGTTCTCAGTTCTTCTTCATCATTTACACGATATCTAATTTCAAAATTATTAAATGCCTTCGTAACATCGCCAGGTAATCCTTGTCGTGTTATTTGTGTTCTTCCTGTATTTGTAGGAGTTTGTAGTGCACCTACTTGTTGACCGACTTCATCAAAACTCTTATCAAGTTTTACAATATCAGTTCCTTCTACATTTACTATATTTCCTATATAGTCTGCGAATAAATTTTGTTGTGAAGTTTCTCCTGGTTTTTGAAATCTTAAATCAAAATCATCAACCCATACGATACCTTGAGAAGAGTTTCCTAAAGTGCCTCCTACTCGATGACCTTCAACTACAAATTCCATAGGCTCATTTATTAAAATGTTTGTAGGTATCTGCGCTGTTCCTTCAAATTGTTTCCAAACATTTTCAGTATCATTCAAAGCATAATTTTCTTCTTCTGAACCAATTATATCTGCGAACCCATAAGTTAAAGAAGCGGGAGATGTGCCTTGATATACCCAAACAGCATTAAACCCATCCCATTTCCATTTGCCTCCTGGTGAAAGAGTACCATCTCTTAACGGGTCATTACTAACTGAAAAATCACAATTACCGCCATTGATATTAGGTGCGCCTATTACTCTCGCATCATTAAGACTTAATGTATTTAATCTGTTTAAAAGAAATTCTTTTGTTCGTTGATTGAATGTTAATCCGTTCCCTGGAGAATTCCAAGTCCAAGTTGTAGCATTAACATTTTCAGTATGTACTTCAACAAAATCTGCACCGGCAAAGGGCCAAGGAATAACATCACCTACTTCAGAATTATTTACTGAGTCTAATAACCCTGTTATAGGATTTTCACCTGCATCTTCTTGTGGACTATTTTGGTCACCTGTTCCAATCTCACCATAATTATTAGCGAATGGATTAGCACAACCATATTTTACATATAAATCTTTGACACCTACACCGGGATATGCTTCAGATATCTGTTTAGGTGAACCTGGAGAAAATTGTGTTATATCGTGATATACAGAGTTTTCTGTAAAAAATACTTGTTCACCTGAAATACCAATCATTCTATTTGCATCTTTGTCACCAAATATAGCATCATAATCACCTAAATTAGGAGACCAAACTTTGAAGTAATCTTCGTCAGTACTAAATCGTTGTACAATGCCTGAACCTGCTTGTGCTTTTACTCTCTCCGGAACTCCGTTAGTATTTAAAAACCAAAATCTTGGATTATCATTATTACCATGGTCTTCCATTACAGCGTGTCTAAATTCATCCATATTTCCTATAGAACCTTGTCCTTGAATTTCTTTCGCCCAAGTTTCAATCTGTGTGAATCCTTTATAATCTTTATCGTGAGACCCGATTTCCATTATACAACCCTGTTCTTGGTCGTCTATTGCACCATTTTCTATTAAATGTTCTCTAAATTCTTGATTGAACAATATAAAAGCAAGTAAAACTTTTTTCTTACCACCGCCTGATGGTCTGTCATAATATTCTATATCGACTATTTTACCAAAATGTGTCATCAAGGCAAGCGCACCTGGATAATTCAGACTTCTACTATTAGTAACAATATCTTTAGTAGTATCTCTACCAACTGCGATACTACTATCACCTAATGAATGATTAGAAGATTGAGCCATCCCGCCAAATAAAGATTCGACACCGAAACCATAATTAACAGATTGTTCAGAACCTCCAAATTTAGATTGCCAAATATGATAATCACCTAAAGTTTCATCATACTTCATAAAGAAAGTACAATAGTTTCCATTAAAAGTATTCCATGGTGCTTTGTCAGGATGGAAAAAAGTATTATGAGGTACTCTGAATACCACATCAAAATTACCTGGGTCTGCTAAAACTGATTGTTGATAAACACACGAACCTTCTAACATTTCAGTTGCATAACTTTGATAGTTCAATGCTCGTGGGTCATTACACCCTGCTATATTCGGTGGTGTTTTTGGTGTCCACGCTGTGCCTCTCCAAACCCAAATCGTCTCAGGATTACCTGCACCAGGGTCTTCTATTCCTACTTTTCGTATACCTCGAGGTAAATCTTGAGAACCATCAGATGTATTGAATCTGTCATAGTTAGGTTCCCACACATACATACCACTTTGTATAGAACTAACAAACCATTGTTTTCCAGGAGAAAGTCCATCTTCGCCTAAACCATCTTGTAATTCAGTAGAAGGCATCGCCTCTGTAGGTTCTGCTACATAACCATCAGGTGCGTTTAATGGTTGGTCATTTAATTGGTCCTCACTACCTGGTATATGATATCCTTCGGGCGGTCCTGCAGGTCTCGCTTCACCGAGTCCGAATCCTGTAGCATATTTAATTCTTATTGACGCACCTTTATTTACATTAGAAGACTTTTGATAAAATCTCAAATGGAATAAATCTTGACCAGGCTCAACACCATAATTTGAAATAGAAGGTAATTGAGTAGTAATAACTAATGGTCTATGTACACTTGCGCCACCAGGCCAAAGAGAGTCATTTCTATAAATAGCATTTTGGTCTACAAACTTTATACACGAACCTCCATTACGACCTTCGGCTTGAACCCATTTTGCGTGTGTACCGAGAGCAGATGTACCATAATGGTCATCTAAAGTACTTTGAAAAGGTAATACACCGTCTGACCATGCTTCAACAGAAATAGCATCTGTATGTAATTCGACATCATACACCCCTGAAGGTTTTAACGGATTAAGTGCATCATCAAATTTAATTACATCGCCACTCGGATTAGTTAATATATTTCTGTCTGTAATTAAAAGAGTTTCTACTTCACCTATAACATAGGCGTTTTTAATTCTTATAGTGGCACCTTCAAAAACGTCTTTAAAAAAGAACCCGCCACCATCTTCTAATATTATATGAGTTGCTGTCGGGTCATCATCTACAGGCGGTCCACCTGTTCCTGCGTTGAATCCTTGATTTGCTGTAGAAGACATATCAGGATTAAAAGGATTATAAAATCGTAACTTAGGTTCTCTACCATTTTTTGTTCTGTAGTCATCATCAACTACAACATTTTTAAAAGCAAATGCTCTATCATATAAATCTTCTTTATAAACATCATCTTTTATATTTCTCGCTCTTATTCTAATCTCATCACGAGCAGTTGCAATGTCGGCTACTTCATAATTCATTTTAGTTGGTTTAAGTTCAACTTGTGTACCTATATTTGTATCACTCGGGGCGCCTGAAAAATATTCTCCTTTAGAATTTATATAATACGGCCCTTCATATATTTCACCTGATTGTTGTTCTTTTGTATTAACTAAAACTAATTTATCACTACCTGCTAACGTTCTAAAAAATTCATATTTAAAATCAAATCTTCCTGATACAAAACCCATATTTCTTAAATCAACACCGGGTTTTACAATTATTCTATCGCCTTCAGTTCTTGGTTCAATTTCCTTTGTTAGAATTACTCGGTCAGTAGCAGGTTCAATTACTGATAATATAACATAATCGTTATCTTCACTATTACCATAAATACCACCTTCGTACTTACGAGTTCCAGGAACAAATGTCCCTCCTGCTTTTAATAATATTTTATCTCTATCTGATAATTTACTTGACATTATAACTCTTCAAATTGTCTTGCTACTACTTCATTTAACTTATCGCCACGTACATATTTAGTCTGTTTTCTCGAAAGCTTTACCCAAGTAGAAGGGCTATCATCTGCTTTACCTGTTTCAGGATTTTCATAACTTTGAATAGCACCTCGAGGATGATTTCCGGCTCTCATAATTTGATTATTATCATCTAAAGAAGACGATGCTTGAAATTCAGCGATAGTCCGTTGTCTTTCGTTTTCATATTCACGAATATTCTCAAGTTTCAAATTTTGAAAATATTCATTATTGAGAAGTTGTTCTTTTGTATATGGCATTATTTTATGAAAAATGTAAATTTGTTATCTATTACTTCGGTATCTGTACCTGCGCTCCCGGCAAATGAACCACTTATTACTTTTACTAATAATTTATATTCACGTTGCGTCTGCAAACCTGATGTATTTAAATCAATAAAGTTACCACGTGTGTCACAAGAAATATAAGAACCTGTTCCATATGGTATAATAATATCATCTGTATAGTTATCAATTATACTATATTGAGAACCTGTTGGCAAATATTTAACTACACGATATGCAGATGCTGTTGGTGAATTACTTAAAGTAGGATTATTAGTTCTACCTACAATTCTTATTTTCCCATCATAATCTGTTGAATATTTTGATTTTAGATTAGTACTATAAATTTGTAAGTCTTCTAATTCAGAAGCATCTAAATTCTGAAGAGTGCCTGTATTCCAAACTGAAGAATCCCATACTGCTTCTAATCTTGGTGTGTATATAGTATGTGTATCTCTTGAGTAATATTTAAAATTACCTAATCTTGTACTTGAACCTTCATCTAACAGAACATTGCCGTTACCTATAGAACCTGAACGTTTTAAAATAAACCCGTTATTAGGTAATGTACCTGATAACCATTTATTTGTAATATCTGTAACATCCATTCTCATATCAAGTTCAGTATTAGTATGTACAAAACTTTGAGACGCTCGTTGACCTGAACCACTATGCCACGCACCGCCTGTATCTTTTACACCAGCGTTAGTCCAAAATGTTTCTTCATTCTTTCCCGTCCTATAAGCCCAACTAACTCCTTCTGTCTCTGCTGGGCTATAAGTTGTTTTACCTCTACCCATATTCCAACTTTGACTAACAGGATACGCATATATGCTTTGTGAAGTAGTTAAATTATCACTACCAGCATCATATAAATTTAAATAGTACCTAGCTTTTGAACCAGCACCAGCCCTTACAACACTTTGACTCATTTCTGCTAAATCAAAACGTACTAATATTCTCGAAACATCGACGGTAACACCGGCATCGTCAACGTCTTTTCTAATTTCAAGAATCTCGTCTAATCCAAAATTATTAGATTCTGATGCTTCTGATAAAACCGTATCTTCTGTTGCGAATGTAAAATAATGCATTACCTACTCCCTATAATCCAGCACCGCTTGACGAGTCACCTATACAATTACCCTCTATATCTAAGTTGGGAAATTTCAATTCAAATATACTCGGGTCGATTGACGGATAAATCACACCATCTTTAGTTGCTGAACCAATGTCATAAATGTTACCTGAATAATTAGAACCTTTTTCGTAACGATTATAAATTATTACCTGAAGTTTATCAGGATTGTCTTCTAAAGGAGGAACAACAGATGCTACACCATCAACTAATGCTAATTCTTGAACTATGTCAGGAACAACTATTGGTTGATTTATTTGCCACTTATCAGGGGCGAAAAAGAATTTTATAGCATTTATACATCTTAAAAGAACTTGAGATTTATTAAAACCTACTCGTGTTATAATACTAAATCGTACTCCTATATTAATTACGTAAGCATCTTTAATGTTTACTGCATCTGTTACAGGACGATATTCACTTAAATATGTTGAGAGATTTCTTTTTATAACTTCATTTAGTACTACTAATTTTTTTCCTGGAGTATAACCCAATACATACATATTGAGTGCTAACGGATTAGCAACTCTTTTATTAGCAGTCGGTAAATTTCTTTTTCTTTTTTTCTTCCTCTTGCCATCTAAAGATTTACCTTCTTGTAATTGTTCATCTTGAACAATATAAACTTTTGCTATACTACCATATCTACCTGGCATTGTTAATGCTCTCATCATATAGTCTTCTTTAGTAATAGTTCTACTTTGTGCTTGAAAAAATGCAAGAGCATTGTTTTTCACTTCAATTACAGATTCACGACCTTTGCCGCCCATAGCCGGAAGTAAATTATTACAAGCAATACTCGATTTAGCAGTAGCAATCAGTCCTGCATTAGCACCTGGTTTAGTTGGTCCAAATATTGCACCTACTACTTTATTAATACTATTAGAAGTTACGTTATGTTTTACACCGCCACCATATCTATATGTTACCGTTAAAGTAGTATTACTTGGAGCGAGACCATATGCTTTAGTATTTAAAAAGTTACTCGGGTCAAACTCTCTATCAATATTGGCTACACCGTGAGGTAAACTTGAACCGACATTATCAGGATTAGGAATTATCTCTTCATCCGGACTTGAACTATTTCCTGCTCCAAATCTTAATTCCATTTGTCCTTCTTTAGTTATATAAGTAGAAAATCTTCTTGAAGTCTTTTTTAATTTTAATAAATACGGAGCCTTGTCAGCAAATTGAGAATCTAATGGACTTGAATCAGCAGTATTATTTGCTTCAACAAATATTGTATCCTGTGCTAAAAACCCAACTTGATGCCAATCATTTCCATCGCTATCTTTTACAGATACTATTTCAGTTATACCACTTCCTGCTAATTTTACTTTATCGTATCTTTTAGCAGTGCCGAATGTAAATCTTTCTGTTTTCTGTTGACCTGAAACAGCCGCGACAGATTTTTTAAGTAAATAACTTGTAGGTTCACCCGCAGCACTTTCATATACACTAACATCTATTTGAGACGCACTACCTGAATATTGAAAATTAACATCCTCTGTTGTATAAAAATTAATTCCGGATGATGATTTTAAAACAGAATTTTGTTTTAATACTAATCCATAAGTCAAATCAGGTTTATTAGATGTACCCGACCCTATATTCGGAACGGTTTGAAAAACGTCAACATCCGCTGATGCCGCAACGGTGATTCGTGGAGTATATCCCATAGCTTGTGCAATCTGATAAACATTTTTTGTTTCTTCAGCATATGCTAATAAAGATTCTTTAAATTGATTATCTATATAATAGGATAGAACATCACCGACATATGCGGCCATTTCTATAAACATCATTCCCGGTGATGCTTCATTAAAATCATTGTACGAAGATGGAAAATATGTTTTTGCGTGTTCCATCAAAGACTCTTTGAATTGATTAAAATCCTTGTTTAAATATTTGACCTCTTTTTGTTTAACTACTTGAGCCATTTGATTCTCCCATTAATCTTCTATCTAAAACTCATCAGTATTAGTGAAATCACCCGCATCAGAACTCAATGATAAAACTATAGTTTCATTAAATTCAGTTGAAAATGTACCGATTATATTTAAAGTATTATTATTTGCTTGAAGTTTTGTGTTTACTAAAGTAACAAAAGGTAAAAATAATTCTAATGCTTCTTTTATTGCTTCTTCAACTTGAGCCTTTAATATTTCAGGTTCATTTTGTTCAAAAACAATCTCTTTCAAACGAGAACCAAATTCAGGCAACATTGGTCTTTCGCCTACTCCTGTCATTAACAAACATTTTATATTATCTTGTATTTGTTCATAATAAGAATAGTTCTGTTTAAAAAACCCATACGTTTCTGAATCATAGTTCAGAGGAAATCCTATACCGAAGGACATATCCGGGTCTAAATCTATATCTCGTATGCTCATTTTTTCAGATTCATTTTCTTCATAAGTTCACGATAATCTTTAGTGATAGCTTTTTGTACATCAGGGTCAACTTGTTCAGGAGCAACTCCTGCCTTTTGTGCTATTTCTGCGACTCCTGAATTGTGCATTCCGCCTCCATTTGGTTTCAAATCACCATAGCCTAATAAATCAGCC